ATTATACACAGTTCAATTAGTGGGAACAGGAAACAAGACATCCAATTTAACATAATATACATTATGCGCGGTCAGGCTTAAGGGCATGACAAAGGGACCGACAGGCCCCCTGATTGTTTGATGCCGATAAGTCTATATATCGGCATCAGCATGAATCTCTAGAAAGACATGGCGTCCTGTCTGGAATCGCAGATAGCGCATAGGAATTGAAGTGGCCGATTCAAGCAACCTCTGTATTTCATGCAAGACGGATGAATCCAAAGTGGATTCCCCGCGAACCAAATGCGCCTTGAAGAAACCAGGCTGACGCTCGCCTTCATGGCTCAAAGCAATCGAACCATCTTGCGCAACCGAGTAGCTGTAAATCTGCATGTTCTGTTGGCGCTTGGCCACGTGTTCATTATCAATAACCATTACAGTTTTTCCCTTTGCTTTCAGATAGAAGAAGCATTTTATCACATACGAGAAACGAAATTTTCAAACTCAAAAGAGATAACAGCCCTTCGGGCTAGGTTTTCAAGGGGCCGTGCCTAGGGTTTGGCGAAGGTGGAAGAATTCCCCCCGTATTACTACCCGGGGGGCTTGAACAGCAACAGCCCGAAAAGACGCACTGACAAGGCGTAAGAGCTTGGCATGGGCTTGTCTACGACAGGAGGATTAGGAGTTACCAGCCGCGCCCTATAGCCTTCGGCTGGTCGCTATAACTGGGGCATTAAAGACCGGTTTAGCAGGGAAAGGGGTGATCCAGTATCAGGGCAAGATGGGCGTGTTTCGCCGCGAGACGGTAGAGGCAAAAATGGGCAGCAGAGAGCGGCTTGTAGGGGCTACCGCCCCTGTCCTTGGTAGTCTTGAGAGTCCTATTTAACATAAATAACCGAGTGGCGCGGTTGAGTCTATTCATGTCCGGTCATCACTTGGCTTCCCTCCCCCCTTGGTATCCGCAAAGAGCTGGGCATTGTATTTGCGGCGCAAAGTATCGCCATCAGGGTCGCAATACACATCCACCGGCTGGCCCTGATACCTCACCACGGCATGGCATGCGCTCATTGGATCCACCCTAGCCAACTCATCCGGCCAATCGTCGCTATGAAGGGCCTGCACGTCATCGCCTTTTCGAAGAGAAAAGCAATAATCGACCCGATATGACCCCCGATCATCTTTCACCAACACATGGCAACTAATGATCAGACGATAGCCAGCAAACGGCCCTACAGAAAGAACCCCGCCACCAGACGCAGCAGGAACGCCGCTAGGGCGTACCCCATCAGCGGGCGCATCACCCACCGCCCCAGAAACCGGAACAGCGGCAGCAGCACCTTTAGCGGCCTTAGCAGGAGCATCAATATACTCAGGCTTGATGAAACCAAAGTAGAGACAGAATCCCATAAGACCCAGAAAAAACAGTATTTTAGGGTCTCGTAATATCGAGCTACCCGCCGTTGTATCCGAGACATTACCGGTTGCAGTTGAATCATAAAGTTTGAAAACATACTTGGGCACCTTGTTGAATGGCTTAGCTTGCAACACATGAGAGGCAGACGTGCCGGAGTTATCCGACATATGCAGAACAGTCTTGTAGCGGCCACCAATGCCCAGCACGGCCATATTCGTATGGCGGATGGCAGTTTCTGCAGGGGCTCGAACAACGGAATGCACTTTGCTGATATTCGGCGTGGTGAAAACGAAATCCCAGTTATGGTGACGGTGCATATCAAAGGCCACGTCGATGGTTTCCGGCCTGCCATCCCGCTTGGCCTGCTCCGTGCCACCTGGATAAGCGAGACGGTCTAAATCGCTTTGGCGCCATGATGGCGGAAAGACGCGCTGCACCTCATCAACCAGAAAAAATGCGCCCTTGGGTGCCCAGTGGTAAAAACGGGCCATATGATCCCTGCCCTGCTGGGATTCGGTTTCGACATACGTCACCTGAAAGCCATCAGGGACCGCCTTGCCCATCACCTCTTTGCAGCGCTCAGCCGTGAAGCCGCGCACGTTGGTGATGATGTGGCGACCAGCCTTGATTGCGGGCAGCACATCGGTATGAATGGCCCCTGACGACTTGTAAGAGCCGGGGGCGCCGTGGTGGATCTTGATAGACATTTACCACCCCATCATATTGAGCATGAAGCGGGTAACGAACGCCTGAGAAAGTATTGCCAAACCTTTATCAAAGTGAAGGTAAAGCAACATGCCTCGCAACTCAGTAGGCAATAAATTAAAAGAGGAGGACAACATTGCGCTAAATTCAATATTAAGCAGCACCTGCTTAGCCACGTCCCAAGTAAAATTCAAGATAAACAACTTGAACTCCACCCACTGAAGCGCAAACCGCACCACAAGCCACCCACTAAACTGGACAGCCAAATTATATATATCGTTGAAAAACGCCCCGAAAAACTCGCTCAACCATTCCATGTCATCACCTCTTAAAAATAACCATCAATGCCACGAAGTAAAAAATAAACATCATTAACGCCGCCAACGTTGACCAAAAATCAGCAGAGGGCGGACAAACTGAATAATCCTTGCCGTACAAACTAAACAAATCCAAACACTTCATCGGCTCAGCAGAGCCATAAAAATTAAAGGAAAATATCCGCTTCATATCCTCGCTAATCGCTTTATAGCTCCCAGTGAGAGCATTATTCGCCTTATCTAACTTACCCTGCATGGTAGCCAAATCAAAAAAGCAATTAGCGCCACCTTCACAGCCCTTTGAATCATAGGACGCACTACGAACAGAGAGGGGCGTGGCCTCAGAGCCTGGCATTTTAGAATAATCAATATCAGTGCCACCCGTACCCTCACCGCCACCTTGTTGTGAACCGCCAGCATCACCCGATGCTAGCTGTTGCTGAAGCGAATAAAACGCCTGCAATAAGTCACCGGAGTTTGTGGCGGTAGCCCCCCCCGTACGACTTATATTGTCGTTAATGGCCTCAAGCACACGAAAAAGCGACTGCTGATCAAAGTCATCACCGGTTTCGGTATCACCACCTTCAGAACCACCCTCACCGGCACCGGCACCGGCACCGCTTGTATTCTTCGCTATCTGTTCAAGATAATTCTCAGAGCGTGCCGCAACAAGCTCGGCGCCTTCCAACTTTGCATTTGCAACACGATTATATTCTGAAATTTCCTTTAAAAACTGCTGAGCCGCTTCACTGGCATTAACCACACGCCGAGACATGCCATTTATATCACTAAGCGCGCTATGAGTGAGGTCTGCATTACCTGCTAACATGCCTAACGCACTGCCGAGATTCTTATTTAGCTTGGCGACAGCCCCAGATATAGACGTACCGGTGGCATCACCAATCACCGGTTCAAAGTTATACCAGCCAGGAAAAGCCGTGCTACCCGAATTACCAGAGGCTGGCGCATCAGGGCCACCGTCCCCATCCCCACTGCCTTTTCCACTCCCTTCAGGGTTGCCGCTACTGATAAAGCAGGTATCGCCAGTGGAATAAACCGGCCCTTGCTGATTTACAAGGGGAAACACAACGCACATCCCTTCGCACTTAGCAACGCAACCGCCTTTAGACGAATGTTCATATTTCAAACAGACAGGGACAGGCGTGGCTATTGTCACCATACCAAGCGAGACACCATTAGGACACCCGTCCCACGAGTAAGAAGAAAAGGACACAAACAACAGAAGCCAACCTATGCGCACACAGCCCCCAATATGAAAAAAGGCGACCGAAGCCGCCTTAGATTGAAAAGGATGTTCGCCATCCCTCGACAAAGAACAAAAACCAGAGCGTCCCGATAAGCAGGGACATGGCTTAGGCTTTGCGAATAAGGCTAATCAGGATGCCGACACCAACAACCGCAGCAACCACCATCATGACCTTGGGAGAGGTCGCATTCACATCTGACAGCGCCGAATCGAGCGCAGCACCGGCAGCGGCGGAAGTACCCTCACCAGCAGCATGAGCAGCACCCACGGCAGACAGAGAAGCGACAACAGCAATACAACCATTACGGAACAAGCCTGATACGTTTTTCATTTTTATTTATCCTCTTTTTGCACCAACAATGACACGGGCAATGGCGCCCAGTTTTAAACCAATAACCCAAATGGTTAATCCGAAACCAAAGGCTATCGATGTTGTGGTTACATCGAACTGAAACCAGCTCGATATATCCGTTAACGTGGCGTGCTCCTGAGCGGTCAAGAGCACGTAAGAACATGTTTCCGGCGGGGCCTGTCTGATATACCCCTCGGACGTCAATTCAACACAAATCATTTATATGGTGCCCTCATCGTCGGTCGCTGCACGTATTCGCTCCTCCTCCTCAGGCACCGGATTAGTTAAGGCTTTTTATGGAGCGGACCGAAATCGTCCTGTTTTGCCCCGCCTTCAAGTTCAAAGCCAGCAACGATATTTTGGGCAGGGTTACGCGGGTCGGCTTCCAGCAGCAGAGTAACAGATTGCAGTTTGGGACAGTCCGCCACTTTCGCCAAAACAACTGGGTCATTTTTCAGCGGCATTTCTTTAGCTTCAAAACCCCAGTTAGTGATCTTGCATTCAGGCCGGTCAATACTGGTAGCAGGCACCAGAAATTTGAGGCTGGAAAAATCATAAGGCTGAGGAGTTGCCCCCTTGCGGGAAATACCAACACCATGAGTCACACACAGCACCATTACGCCAGTAATTTTGGACATAGCTTTACTCTCCACTTGGGTTATTAATGCCCGTTCAGTTGGGCTCAAAAAGCGACAATTCATCTAGCTCAGGTGGCAGCGGCATCAAAAGCCGTGCCGGAATATCATCATGGCCTAACTGCCCAATTAATTGGCGCACGATAGAATCGCTCGCCAATCCTTCCACGTTCTTTAGATAGTTGACCAAACGACCGGCCATTCTGGACATATTTGTTACCGCATTATCGCGGCAGGTCTTGAACTTGTTCTTAAATGTGGTGATACGCACCGGCTCGATTTCATCTTTTGATACTTCAGCCAGCCATTTTGAAAACTGGGGATACATGCCAGCAAAATAAGGGTCTGGGTTTACCAGCACATCGAGCGGGATTATCCGATCCTTACTGTGCAACTCGCCTTCGGCTCGCACCCAGTCGGGATATTCGGCAGATTCCATCTGCTTACCCTTCTCATAAATGCGGGCGCACTTGCCATTAGCACGAGAGCCCACATAGAAGGAGCAGCCGGAAGAGGCAATCATGCCAAACCGCTTGCGCAAGCCGCCGTGAACCTCTGGGATAAACTCGCCGGCTTGAATGGCCATCCACTTTGGGGCAGTGCCCCGAGCTGGATGGAAATGGCCTAATTCCGCCGCATCGACTGCTTTGAGATACGATATAACCGAGCCTGAATAATCATCCAGTGCGAGGTCAACTCGAGTAATACGGATACCTGGCACCATAGCAATGACACGATGAAGAGCCCCAAAATCCAATCCGTCGCATCCTGCCCCAGTAAAAGAAACCATGCAGCCATGGTTTGCAGCTCCCCAAGCGACAAGCCCGCAAGCAATACCATCAATGAGAATGTCACCACTGTAGCTGTAGCCGTGAAGGCCCCCGCGACGATGGCGGAGAGAAAAGCGAGGCGCAGGGATCGGGACGCCAACTTGATAATTAAGCTCTTCAATGAATAGCTCCAGCTCATTGCAACAAATGGTATCGAGGAACTGCACCCCGTAGGAGTGGATCAAGTCGTTATAGGAGTCCCAATATTTGCCGTCCGGGTTGACCTCAAACTCAGAAAAATCGAGCAAGGCAGA